GATGGCAAAACGCAGCAAACGGCGCTTATGCGTTTGGATAATAACGAGAACAAGGATTTTGAGGTGCTTTTCAGCAAGTATTTCAGTCCGGTAAAGGGCAAGTTTTACAGTCCTGTAATTGATGTTGTAACCGTTGCTAAGGTTAGCGAGCGCACCCAAAAGGCTTATACTAAGCAGCAGGTTGTAGTTCATTGGCAGGAGGTGAAATAGTATGCTTTCGTCGCTTGTTTTTTATTCTCTTCCTTTAATCCTGGTTTTCCTTGCATTTGCTGTTTGGCGTTTGGGAGAAAGGGTTGAAACGCTTATACACCAGCATTGGGATTTGCTTGATTACACGAGTTCTAATGGCGTTACTTCCAAGGATTTGGTTGCTTTCAACGAGGCTAAGAATAGAAGGCTTGCTGAAAAGGAGAAAGAATTATGAACTTTTTCATTTCTTCCGTTCTTGGCGGTTGCATTGGTGCTTTTATTGGCAATTGCCTTTATTTTTATTTCTTTGGGGGTCCATAATGAAATTCCGTTTCAGTAAATTCGTTGTTGATGTGGTAAATTTTTGCGAAAAGAGATACCACAAAATTAGGGTAGTATTTGTAGAGCGTATAAATCTTTTTCAATACTCCGTTTGGTTTGTGAAGGTCTAGCGGGGTTGGTGGTAGTCCGGTTATGAATGGTAGAGAGTGTGAAAGTAACGAATGTTTCAAGAAGAGGCTTGGCTACTGCCCTTTTGATGAAGTTTGCAAGGATAATGTTTACGAGCGTTTCAGAAAGGGTGTTTTTCGGTTCAACGAGCAGAGGTCAAATTATGTCAAATCATTTTCGTCAAATTGTGTTGTGGACACAAGGGAGGTAGAAAGGTCATGAAAAATATTTTAGGCAAAGTGAATTCTTCTGTTAACAGAGCATTTGCGTTTTTGGCTCTTGCTTTGGTAACTGTTCAAACTGCGTTCGCTCAAGAAGTTAGTGGTTTGCAGATACCGGCTGGTACCGATACGACTCTGATAGGCTATATTAATACCGCATTTGGTGTTATAATTGGCGTAGTGGTTGTTGTGATAGCTGCCAGTCTTATTATTAAAATGCTTCGCAAGGCGGGCGGTTAATAATGTCTGATGTCTTTTGTTCGTTGTCTGTCAATACGTCCCCCCTGCCCGGCTTGCCCGGGCGGGGGCTTATTCGGAAAATGTTCTTGTTCTCTCATATTGGCCGCCTGCGATTCCTCTTCGTTTCCTCTTTGGTTTTTAATGTAAGATTTGTTTTTTTTCTGCTTTTCCTTTTGGTTTCTTATTCTTATTCTCAACAGCGTATTGTTGGTTCTCAGGTTGTTTCCTCTAATGCTTCTCACACTGTAAGCCCCTCTTATCCTTTTGATTTTTGTGAGCTTTCTGCTTCTGCTTGGTGCAGAAATGACATTTTTGGGACTATTACTTGTTGGGCTGATAGGGGTGGTCCTTCTAATACTTCTTCCGGTTATTCTCTTCCTTCCGGTTGTTCGGCTGATAGTACATTCTCTTTTTGGAGTGGTTCTTGTAGTGGTAGCGGGCAAAATCTTTCTTGGATTACTTCCTGCCAGCTTGGTGCTAATAATTGTACTGTTTCTCTTTCGGCCTCTACTATTTTTTATTATTCTTGTCCTTCCGGTACTGTTTTGCCTCTCCCCCAATGCTCCGAGTTCCTCCCCGTCCCCGCTCCTGCATGCAAAGGTGGCCAAGGTTTGTGGTTTAGGACTAGTGGTTTTAGTGGATATAATAAATTGATTGATATGTTTGGTACTCCTTCTGAATTGTGGAACGATGGTATTTCTATTGCTTGGGAATTTAATTCTGGCTCAGGTGCTTATGTTAATACTTCTGCTCCTGGTGATTCTTTACGCCCTGATGGTTCTAAATGTTCTCCTGACAATACTAGTGGTGCTATTGGTGATTTTGTCATTTGTCCCCAAGGCTTTGCCGATGATTTTTCCAGCTCTTCCTCCGGGGAATCCAGTTCCGCCTCTGCGGGGTCCTCCGGCTCTAGCGCCGGTTCGTCTGCTGACTCCAACGGCGATTCTTCCAATTCATCTTGCGTGTGCGTTGCTTTCGTTGACGGCGAGTGTAGTGCATGGTTCCCGTTCGGCTGCCAGGAGTCCTCCGGCATGTCCTCGCCTTCCGATGGCGGTTCCTCTTCTGATTCTAATTGTTACTGTTTGGCTATGGTTGACAAGCAGTGCCATTTTTGGTCCCCCGGTTGCGGTGGTCTTGGCGATTCATCTTGCAGGTGTGTTGCCATGATTAACGGTGATTGCAAGGTTTGGGATCCTCCCGGCTGCAATGATGGCGGCGGTGAAGGAGGCAATGGCGGTGGCAGTATTGGTGGCGAGGGCGATGGCGAGGGTGGCGGCATAAGTTGCAAAATGTTGAATAATTGCGACTGGGCCAAGTTTGGCACCCAGCTCCAGCAATTGGGCGTTGAGGTCCAGATTCGTGACGCAGTCAAGGATATGCTTAAGGATTTGAAGGACGGCAAAAGTTTGTCTGGCCAGCAGCTTGGTGTTCTCCGTGGCATACTTGACGCCTTGAACGGCTCGGGTGGCGGCAACGGTTCCGCCGGTTCGGGCGGTGGCGGTTCATCGGGCTCGGGTGGCAACGCTTCCGCTGGCAGTGGTTGGCCTGGCGGTACTTGCGATCCTCGTGTCTCTGATTGCACTCATGTTTTCACCGGCGAGGATGGCGATACGACTTGGGGCGTTGCCAAGGGTTATTTGGACAATTTCATGAGCGATCACGACTTGGACTCTGCCAGCCTTTCCGGTCGTTTCTCTTACTCTCGTATTTTGCGTGACACTACCAAGATTTTCCCCGGCATGCGCCGTGCTATCACTCCTTTCAATAATTACATTCACTCTACCGCTGGCGGTTGCAATGGCATTCTTGATTTCTCTTTCACTATCGGCGGTTTTTCCTGCGGCCAGACTTGCATGATTGACATGACTAATTTTGGCGGCTATCCGGTTGCCAAGATGGCTACTGATTTGCTGACTATTGTTTTCGGTTTGGGTGTTTTGATTCGTTTGCTTTATGTCGTCCGCGCGTTCGGACAGGGGGGTTAGTTTTATGTTTGCTGCAGTTGGTACTATTATAATGATTCTTACGACAATTGTTCCTTTGGTTTTCACTGCCGTTAAGGCTTACCCTCGTATAAAGGCTATCCTTTCTTTCCTGTTCCGTGCTTCTACCGGCGGTGTTGGAGCCAAGTCGGGCGTTGTTGGCATTCTTCTTTTCATTTTCACTTTCGTGGGTGGTTTTGGTTTTTTTCTTGGCATATATTTTGGCTGGGGCTTGGAGGTCTATTTATGGTTCCTTGATTTTATTTTTACTCCGTTTGGTTACATTGCGGAGCATTTTATTGCCGGTTTCGTTTCCCAGCTTCCCAGCCTCCCTCCTAGCACCGCTTCCGCTCTTTGTCTTTTTGATTTCAGCCGTATATTCACTTTGTTGGTTACAGGTTTCTGTTTTGAGGTTTATTTGCGTGTTGTTATTCATTTCCTTATGAAGAGGTTTTAGTTATGGTTAAGTTTATCGTTGCGCCTCCTGGCTCGGGCAAGACTCTTGTCATTGTTCAGCGCGAGATTCCTCACGCTCTTAAGGCTGGCAAAAAAGTGTATCACAATATCCGTGGTCTGAATGCTGTCAAGCTTGCGTATTATTGCAAGCTGTTCCCGGAGGATGTGGAGTCTCAGCTGGAGTATATGTACGAGCCTTACATAATTGATTTCGTTGCTTCCCATGGGTTGCAGGATGAATGCAACAAAATCGGTCTTGTCGGTATTGAGGAGAGGTACGCCAAGGATTTGTCTCCAGTTTTCGCTTCCGCTGTCCCTGAGATTTTGGGGCATATTGCCAAGCTTCCCAAGAATTATCTTATTGTTCTTGACGAGGCTCAGATTTTCATACCTGCTACTGATTTCAAGGAGGAAAAGAATGTCAAGTTTTTTGAGTACGCCAGCATTCACCGGCATTTGGGGCATGAGCTTATATTGGCTACCCAGCATGAGGATAATGTGGATGTGAAGCTTAGGCGTATAGCCAATCTTTTGATTTACATGTATCGTCGTGACATTCTTGGCGTTCTGTTCCGCAATACTGTCACTGAACGTCATTACGCCGGGTGCGCTACGGGCAATCCTGAGCTGCTTAACAAGTATGTGACCAAGTATGACAAGCGGGTGTTTGGTCTTTACAAGTCTTATATTGCCGGTGATATTGTGGAGGTGAGAAAGTTCCGTTCTGTTTGGCGAAACAGTTTCTTGTTCTTCCTTGTCGCTGTTTTTATAGCCAGTTGCGTTTTTTTCGTTCCCAAGTTCTTGCGCATGTGGGGTATTGTCGGCAAGCCTGTCCCCGTTTCCGCTCCTGCTGAAAAAATGCCTTCGCCTTTTGATTATTTGGGCGAGCACGAGGAGTATTATTGCGGGAACAAGCTTTATGTTCTTCGTTCATCGGGCAAGGTTGAGGTTTGGGTTAATGATGGTGTTCCGTTGTCTGTCTGTCCTTCAAAGGATTATCACTTCAAAAAAGGGGGTTTTTAAATGAGGCTGTTTATTTTCGTTCTGTTGCTGTTTGCGAATTTTGTTTGCTCTCAGATTCCTTCTTGGCTTTCTCCTCCTAAAAAGGACACGGTCAAGAGCGAGCCGGTCAAGACTGTTTACCGGACCAAGACGGTTAGGGACACCGTTTTTCTTCGGGATACGGTTGTCGTCAATGACACCATACAGAAAACCGATACTTTGTATTGGTGGAACACCCAGTACAAATACACTGTTCGTTATGCCTTGACATCTCTCAATGTTGATATTTCAAACCCTCAGTGGCTTGATTACGCTAGCGTTAATGAGATTGTAGCTAGGGATACTGCTACATTGCGTGTCGGCTCTGAGGAGATAAGGACTATCGGTAATATTATTGACCAGTTCGGGAACAAGGTTCCCCAGCAGGATATTATTACGGCGGGTTTTACTATAAACATATTGAGGGACCGGGCTATGATTGAGTATCGGGGAAAAAATTCTGTTGCGTATTTCTCCGGCAATTTTGACAGCTTTGGTTTTCTTTACGCCACTGGGGAGATTGCTGAGACTAGTTTCCTTGCTTCTTTCTTCCCGTTCAGTCTGTTTTTCAGCACTTCAAAGAAAAGGATTATTATTGAGATTATGCGGGAGGTGTATTCTAGCGAGGTGTTGTTATGAGTTTTCTGTTTGGCTGTTTCGTGTGCATGTTTTTTTTGTGGGCTGTCATTAAGGGTATGGAGTGATGTGGTTATGTCTGTGCAAGGTTATTTGTGTCGCGCTAATCCGTATAGTTGTATAGGTTCTTGTTATAATCAGCCTAATTTCAATGATGCTAGCAAGGTGTCGTGTTTTTACAGCTGTGTCACTGGCACGACTGATAGCGGCAACTGTCCGTTCTTGACTGTTCCTGATGGCGTTGTCGTTGATACCGTTTACATTGAGGTTCCGGGTGGTGGTGATGTTGCTTTTGACTGGGCGTTGGCGGAGCAGGGCTTCAGGGAGTCGTTCCCGCTTTTCCTTGTCGTTTTTGCTGCGTTCTGCATTGTTAAGGTTCTTAATCTTGTTCTTAAATGAGGTGTTGTTATGGAGTATTTTATTCAGCGTTTGGATATCTTTTGGGTTGCGTTTACCTGTGTGGGCATTGCCGTGCTTGCTGTTGATGTTGCGTTTAAGCATTTCTCTTCGTGGAGGCGTAAAAAATGAGTGTTGTTTGGTCTTTGTTTGACAGCGAAACCGCAACCGTTTCAAAGGTTGCGAAAGGTTATGATGTTTATTCGTTCGGCATTGGTTCGGGCACCGGGCATATTCATCTTGACCTTTCCGACTTTGTTTCTGCCAAGCGTGAACTGGATAAATATCCCAAGCCTGATATTGTTTTTGCTTCGCCTCCTTGCGAGACATGGTGCTTTGTCTCTGTTGGGAGCAAAAGATTTTTCACTAGCGAGCCTGGGATAAACTTGTATTGGCGTTCAAAGTGGGTGCCGTTTGATTTCACTCAAAAGCATCATGACCGGAGAATGAATGGGGTTAATACCGCTCAAACCTTGGCGAATATTATTCGCTGGTATTCCCCCAGATATTGGGCTATTGAGAACGGCACCCGTTCCCTGCTTTTTGATTATCTCCGTGAGGAATGCCGTTTGTATGGCTGCAAGAATTTGACTAATTACTATTCTTACGGCTTTGATTGGTTGAAGCCTACCACGATTTATTCTAATGCGCAGCTCCATTTGAAAAGGCTTTCGCCTGTGCGTGAGCTTGCAAAGGTTGGAACTCATATAAAAAACTTTTCTAACAGCGATATTGTTCGTTTCCGTTCCCGTGTTCCGGGCTCTCTTTATCTTGATATTCTTTCCCAGTTTGGTAGGGGGTTTTTGTTATGA